GTTTTATTAAACGCTGCAAGTGGTTCAATTACTTCTTTAGCGGTCAATATTAGCGGTTCTGCTGCAAGTGCAACAACAGCTACAACTGCCACAAATGCTACAAACGTTGCTGTAACTGATGACACTAGCACCAATGCAGCTTTTTATCCTGCAATCGTAAGTAATTCAACTGGCAATTTGCCAATTAAAACTTCATCGACTAAACTTCAATTTAACCCATCGACAGGCGTACTTACAACTACTGGCGGTATGGGTGGAGGAGCTTTCTAAATGGCCCAAACAGGCAATTTTTCACCAATTCAACTGTATTCCAGCTCAACGCCTGGAAATGCTCCTGCTGTTGGTAATCTAGTTAATAGCACTTTAGGCTCTGAATTAGCAATCAATATTGTTGATGGAAAGCTGTTTTATAAAGATTCTGGTGGATCTGTTCAAGTAATTGGCTGGAAAACTGTTCCAACAACTGCTGGCGGTACTGGCCTTACTTCATGGACTGCTGGTCAACTTCCTTACTATGCTTCAGGAACAACGTTAAGCCAATTAAATATTGGCAATAGCGGTTATTTTTTAACTTCTAGCGGAACCGCTCCTCAATGGACTGATCCTACAACTATTGCTGTTACAAGCATCAGCTTTGGAACTACTGGTTTAACTCCATCTACAGCTACAAAAGGTGCTGTAACTGTTGCAGGAACTCTTGTGGTAGGAAATGGCGGTACAGGATTAACAAGCCTTACTGCAAATTACATTCCTTATGGAAACGGAACGAGCGCCTTTAATTCTAGTTCGTCTTTACAATTTAATGGAACTAATTTAGGCATTGGTGGAGCGCCTAATACTTGGTATTCAAATAGACAAGGAATACAAATTTCAGGTAGTGTTCCTTCGTTAGTATTAGGAAACTCTACAAGTGAAATTAATTTTAATAATTATATAAACGCTTCTGGAAATAATATTTATACATCAAGTAGTTATGCTGGAGTAATTAATTATAATAATCAAGTTGCTGGAGGATGGGCTTGGTTAAATTCGGCATCAGGCACTTCAGGATCAACTGCAACAATGTCAACACAAGTTGCAATAGATAATGCAGGAAATTTATTGGTTGGAGGAATAACATCAACTCCTTTTTCTTCAACAAGAAGTACATTTAAAAATTCTACTTCTGGAGCATATCCATTAACTTTAATAACAAATGATAAAGGTCAATATATTCAGTTATCTGCATCATCTGGTACTGCTTTATATTTTGACACTTCTGCTGGTGGAGTAAATGCAGGGTCTATTACAGTTAGCGGTGGAACTACTTTATATAACGTAACTTCAGATAGAAGATTAAAAACAAATATTAATCCTTTAACTAATAGTGGAGCATTGATTGATGCTTTGCTTCCTAGAGTTTATACATGGAGTTATGATAATTCTACTGCAATGGGATTTGTTTTAGATGAATATCAAAATGTATTTTCTGATGCAGTTACTGGAGAACCAAATGCAGTTGATTCCAACGGAAAACCAATTTATCAACAAGGCGATTTTTCAACAGGCGCACAAATAGCAGTTATTGTTGCTGAATTGCAATCTTTAAGAGCAAGATTAAAAGCTGCAAATATTGCTTAATAAATAAAGAAAATTATGAACTTTACTTGGAAAATTCTAGAGTTATCTGCTGACAATGATCTTATTATTCATGCTAAATATAGTGTGATTGCTCAAGATGGAAATGATTCTGTAGAAACTGAAGGAAACTGGTGGTTTGTTAATCCAGTTATTAAAACTCCATTTTCAGAAGTTACAGAAGAAATGGTTGCATTTTGGATTGAACAGGAAACTATGAAAGACGGATTAAATCTAATAAAATCTAGATTAGAAGAACAGTTAAATGCCATTAAAAATAGCAAAACTGTTGTTGCGCCTTGGTTGCCACAAGTATTTATACCAAATAATCAGGAGTCATAAATGGCAGTTACACTTTCCCCTTTAGCTGGTGCTGGATGGCAATTTTTTGATAATAATGGAGTTCCTTTGGCTGGAGGACTTCTTTATTCATATTATGCTGGAACATCAACTTTTGCTCCTACTTATACAAGTTATTTAGGAAATATTCAAAATTCAAATCCTATTGTTTTAGATTCATCAGGTCGTGTTACTTCTGAAATATGGCTAACTTATGCAGTTGGTTACAAATTTGTATTACAAACTGCATCAGGAGTTCAGATTTGGTCTTATGACAATATACCAACTAATACTCCAATACCATTTCCAAATGATGCAGCAAATATTTCATATGAAGAAGGTTATACAGTTACTGCTGGAAGTTTTGTTATAGGAAGTACCTATTTAATTTCTTCCATTGGATCAACAGATTTTACTGCTATTGGGGCTTCAGCAAATCAAACAGGAACTTATTTTACAGCTACTGGAGTTGGTTCAGGAACAGGAACTGCTAAATTATCAAGAAGCGTTCAATCTAAACTTCAAGAATCTGTATCTATTGAAGATTTTGGAGCATCTCCTTCAAATACTGCTGCTCAAAACGCAACTGCTTTATTAGCTGCTGAAGCTGCTGGATTTAATTATATTTATGTACCACCTGGCACTTTTAATGTCACAGGTTCTACAGCATTAACAAAAAAATATGTTGGCCCAGGTGTTTTAAATTTTAGTGGTATCGGAGCGATTTCATTTGCTGGAAGTGGAGTTAATGATTTAACTCTTACTGGTTCTTTTACTCAATCTGAACCATTGCAAATGGTTATTAAAATCATTGCAATAAATCAAACTGGAATTACTGGTGCGCCTAGTCCTTGTGACGTATATGAATACAGTTTAAATGGTGGTGTAACTTGGATTACAACATATGGTGCTTATAACCCTGCTGATGATCAAGTTTATACAGTTCAATTTGGATGCAATGCAAACGTAGCTTATTCAAGCCCAGCAGTTCCTTTAGGTCTTGGTGGCACAGGAGTTGTTGCTGTTTTTGGTTCTGCAACTGGACATACTGTAGGAAACAGTTGGGCATTTACATTAACTCCTAATCCACAAATAGTTGAAACTCATAGTGGTGTTATTACTCAAAATGGAGTTCCTATTGCTGGTGTTTCAGGAGTTAATGGACAAAACGCATTTTTAGGAACTGGTGTTTTTGGTAACTTAAATAATGCTGGCGGTCAATTAACTGCTATCGGTTATAAAGTATTGCAAGACAATACCTCAGGATATGCTAATACTGCTGGTGGCATTTATTCAATGCAAAATAATACGACTGGTTTTAACAATACAGCTTGGGGTGGTAATACTTTATACCAAAATACTTCAGGAACTGATAATGCTGCTTTTGGTTTATATTCTTTGCAATCAAATTTATCTGGAAGTGGAAACGTAGGATGTGGTTCTGATTCAGGAGGATATAACCAAGATGGAGATGGCAATACTTCCGTTGGTACACAAGCTATGTACCAAAATACTCATGGAACTGAGAATGCTGCATTTGGCAGATATTCTTTAAGAGGTGGTACAGAAAGTTTTGGTAATGGTACTTCTCAAAGTTATTGCACAGGAATCGGTGCTTATTCTCTTTATTTTGGTGGCGGTTTATTTAATACTGGATTAGGTCATCAAGCTGGGTATAACAATACTGGAAACTATAATACTTATTTAGGAGCAATTTCAGGCTCAACTGCAAATCAAATAAGCGGTTCTTATAATGTATTTATAGGATATCAATCAGGTCAAAGTGCATCTCAAACAAATACTGTAAATAATTGCATAGCAATAGGAGATAACAGTTATACAACTGGCAGTAATGCGGTAGCTATTGGTTCAGGTGTAAATGCTCCAACAAATACTGTTGTTATTGGAAATTCATTACATGGGTACGTTCAACCATCTACCGATGCAGCAACTAATTTAGGTGCTTCATCTAAGCGATGGAATACTGTTTATGCTGCAACAGGAACAATTAATACTTCTGATGGCAATCAAAAAACAATTATTGGTTCTTTAAATGAAAAAGAACAAGCCGTTGCAAAAACAATAAAAGGTTTATTTAAAACATTCCAATTTAATTCCGCTATTGCAAAAAAAGGAGCATCCGAAGCTCGTATCCATGTTGGAGTAATTGCACAAGATGTTCAAGCAGCCTTTATCGCTCAAGGATTAGATCCAACAAGATATGCTTTATTTTGTTCTGATACTTGGTATACATATAATAATGAAGTAATTGAAGTTGATTCAAATGGAATGTATGAACAAATTGTTTATCAAGTCAATGGAGTAACTGTTCAGCCAAATGAAAAAAATAATTACCCTGAAAATGCTACAAAAGTAACAAATCTTTTACCAACTACTAAAGTTACTCAGCTAGGAATCAGATACGATGAATTGTTAGCTTTTGTAATTTCTGCTATTTAAGGTTAAAAATGACACAGCCTATTGACATTATTAGTAGGGCATTAAAGGATATTGGCGCATTAGAAGCTGGTGAAGTTCCAACGGCTGATGCAGCTCAAGATGCTTTTGATATGCTAAATGACCTAATTGATCAATGGTCAAATGAAGATATGATGGTGTTTAACACCACAGAAATCATATTTCCATTGATTAGCGGTCAGGTTCAATACACTATTGGCCCTCATCCATCTACTGCAAATTACATTGGCGCATCTTTTACAGGCTCTATTATTGGCAATGTTTTGACTGTAACTGGTCTTACAACTGGCGCAGTAGCCCAAGGACAGACATTAAAAGGTACAGGAATTATTGCTGGCACTAAGATTGTCGAGTTTATTACTGGTGCTGGCGGTCAAGTAAATGAAGTTGGTACTTATCGCTTAAACATTACTTATCCAACTGCCGTAGCTTCTCAGCTTCTTACGGCTTATTATCAAAAACCATTGTTTATTGATCAAGCTTATGTAAGGGTAAACACTCAGTCTAATGGTGAAGCCGTTCCTAATGGCGGTTTAGATTACCAAGTGGCTGTTTTGTCTTTGGATAATTACAATCAAATTGGTTTAAAGACTTTAAATGGCCCTTGGCCTAAAGCCCTTTATTACAATCCTAATGCTGATACTGGTAATGTTTTTGTATGGCCTAATCCAAGCCAAGGTGAGATGCATATGTTCTCATCTACCATTTTCAGCAACTATGAAACTTTGTATGATGATATTGTGCTTCCACAAGGCTATTCAATGGCTCTTAGATGGAATTTAGCTGAACGCTTGATGCCTATGTATGGCAAAGCTTCTGCAACGCAAATTGGCATGATTAATGCTTATGCAGCTCAATCTAAATCTACTATTAAACGCAACAATATGCGACCAATAGCTGCTGCTGGCTATCCAGACTCTATGCTTGTTGGTAGAGCTAAAGATGCTGGTTGGATACTCAGTGGGGGTTTCTTTAGGTAGAGGGTTTGTCCGCTAG